TGTAATTTGTGCCATTACCAAGATCTATTTCAGCTAAACCATCAGCGTCCATATAAACACCATCTGGAACCATTCTTGACAATACTTGTTGTAACTTAAGATGTGTTAATTGAATCATATCAGCAAAACCAGTTATACGTTTTACTAATGACTCTATTCTACCTTCATACATTCTAGGAGCAACAATAGCATAATTCATTTTAACTTTAGTAAAATCACTTTTAGGACGCATCATATTTTTTTGCATTTCCCATTTAAGCAATTTATTAGCACCCATTACATAAACTCCTTCATATAAAGTTTCTACTGATCTTATTAATTTACCAAACTCAGCTTCTACCGACATTTCTTGTGGTGGATTAAAAGTATCATCTTTTGGTATTATTTTTGCAGCACCACTAGCTAAGGTTTTTGTTTTATAAACCTCGTTCATATAAGTTTTATAATTAAAATATAAAACTCTAACAGTATTATTATCGTCTTTAATTCTATTATTACCATAATTTCTAGAAATAGGATGATTATTTTTTGCTATTTCTTCTAAATCTTCTTCTAGTAATTCTGGGAATTGTTTTGCTAATTCGTTTATAGGTATATCCTTAACTTCACCAACGTAATATATATCGTCAAAATAAGGAGAATCTGTATGTGAATAAACTAAATTAGCTGGATCAACGTAATCAATAGTAACACCTTCAGATGTGTTAAATGATGTTTTAACAGCACCTATACCTAAAACTGTTAAATCATAAAAAAATCTTTTTCTTGTTAATTCATATCTATTTCCTTCAAACAAAACGTTTAAAGCTTGCTCTTGTGCTATTTCAACAGCTTGTTTATAATTAAGCTGCATGTGTAACTCTAGTTCTTCTTGAGAATCTGGTAATTTTTCATCGTCTTCAGTTTTACCGGCTTCTATTCCAAAATTATCTGAAACAAATTGACGTATTTCTTTTGTGCGCATGTCAGACAATATATCTTCCATATATTTAGTTCTTTTACTAACACCGTATGGATCTTGAGAATAAGCTTTTATATCGTAAACTCTTTCAGCCATACCATTTACAACTATATCTACAAACTTAGGTATAATTGGAACTGGTTTCCAATCTAAATTTAAATAGGACAAATCGCCATTAATAGACAACTCATCCTTATATTTTTTTATTGATTGCTCGCCTCTAGCATATAATCTTAATTTGTGAAAATTATTTAAATTGCTTATATATTTATTACTATTTCTATCACTATTAAACCACTCTTGCTCTATAGCTTTAGCAACTTTTAAACCATATTCAGCGCTCATTTTTTCTTGATCGCTAACTACTTGGCTAGGAAAATAACTTTTTACAACATTTGTCGCCATATTTATTTTTTAATTATTTGAGACATATTTCCATTATTTTTATATTTAGAAATATGTATATTTAATTTTGGTTTTTCAATTTTAGCATTAGGTGCATATAGATGTCTATTGCAAGCCATTATAGCTAAACCACTACTTATAGTAGCGTCATACTTTGTTCTTTTAGTTATATCAAATCTTGACCAGTCATTTAGTGTTTTATTAAAATACATATCACCAAAAGTACCATCTTGCTTTATGCCTATATGATCTTGTATGTACATTTCAATAGCCGCAGCATGAGCTTGTTTTATATCTTCACTGGTATTTGGTATACCGCCAACCTCTTTTTCAGCTACAGATAGTTTATTCCATACTTTATCTGGTCTATTCATGCTAAACCCCCTATAACCTCTTCTTCTTAAATAGTATAATAATCTAGGTTTATTATTTTCCGCAAGTAATGGCATTCCATAAAAAGCTATTGCCATTAATATATCTTCAAAAAATATTTCAGCCGTAGGTGGTCTTGATAAGTATTCTAAAAAGAAGCTATTAGCTGGAGCGTCCTCCATACTGAACTTAGTGAGTCCGTGAAGTGCTCCTTTAGAACCTTCACCATCTACGGTCCCGGATATATCATATGAGTCACAACCAAAAGCGCCCATATGCTCATTACCAGGATATTTAATACCATTTTTAAGTATTACTTTATTTTGCAAATGTTGTGGTGGAACCCAACTTAATTTAAACCTACCTTTATTATCTGGATAAAATATAACTTGCGAATCTTTAATTCCATTTACCCATTGAAAATTACCAGTTGTAACACCAAGAGTTCTAGACATTTCTTCATTATAATCTATCTGCTCGTATATTTTAACTAAATTAAATATACTTCCTTTTGTTTCGTCTCTAAATGCGTGTTCAGTTGTTCTTGGAAACTGACGATAAAATTCATTTAAAGCATCTTGATCTCCTTTTAAACCATCAGCCTCGTTTTGCCAATGATCTATTATTCCAATATCTATTAATTCACCATCTGGGGCGAACACGTCGACGTCAGGAGTAGTAAATACTGGAAGTCCGTGCTCGTCAATAAATCCTTCGTAGTTCCATTCCATTGGGATAAACAAAGAGTAGAGACCAGACTTTGTCTGGCCATTTCTATTTCTTTTAGTGACATCGGATGCGTTATATAGTTTTTTAAAATTTTCTCCACCTTTATCTAATGCGTTTGAGGTCGAGCCCATCATACACTTACCTATAATTCTACTACCTAATCGTAAGCATGTTTTTGTAACTCTCCAGTTATTTAATATATTATCGGGTCTTTCCCACTTACCACTTTCATCATGTACTAGTAAAGCTAGCTTTTCACCATCGTAGCTATTATCACCAGTGTTTTTCCAATCTATAGTTGTATCTAATCCTTCAATTTCTTCTAAACCATCAGTAGCAGCCATTTTTTTTCTAGTAAACTTACTAGCCGGCACTCTATATGCTAATTCAGATTTAGGTCTATCCATACCATCTTGTATCGGTTTGAAAAAGAATGGATAATTAATACTAATAGGCACAACCTTATCAGTAAACATTTTCTTAGCATCCGCACCTGTTTTAGATAGGATACCATATCTACTATCACTTGATATAGTAGCTAAATTAACTGTTTCAGCGCTTGACATAAAAGAAAATCCAGAACGACGATTTTTAAGGTAACACATACCATAACATCTTTTGTCAGCTTTACAAGCTTCCCAAAATATGAAAAACAATCTATTTGCCTCTCTAAAATCAGGAGCACCTACGTCTATTTTGCTCCACTGTAGATACATATAGTGTGTTCCGGTTATCCAAGTTGGTTTATTATTATTCATAAACCAAAAACCTTCTTCTCTTCTTCTAAATTCTTCGTCTATATAATCAAACCATTGTTCTTTATTTTCATCTGGATAATTTCTCCAATCAAAAATGTTTTTAATACGAGATAGTTCTTTTGGATAATCAAGTTTAACCCATTTATTTTTTTTATTGCTATACACCTTTTTTGGCTCCTTAGGTAATGCTATAGTTAAATTTTGTATTTCTATAATTTCACCAATAACACCGTTGTTAGACAGTATAATTAAATCATACTCTTTATTATAACCATATTTCCACTTCCTACCCCTATTCATACGGGTTTTAGTAGTTTTTTTAATAGGTTCTACCGTTTTAACTAAACTTTGCTCGTACATTACTTAGATCTGCCTTCTGCGAATCCTTTAAAAGTCGTTTTCTTTGTCTCTTCAGGTGTTTTTCCCTCAAGCAAGTTCTCTTCTTCTTGAATTCTGTTAAGTATTTCAAATGCGTCAAATATAGCTAGTTTTTTAGTAGCCGCGGCGTTTTTTAGTCTATCAGCTGATACATCATCTTCTGTATTAGTAATAATCTTTTCTTCTGCAACTTTAATTAACTCATTAACTGCTTTTCGCCCAGCTTGGATTATATTCTTCTTCGTCTCCTTGATATTCATATTTAATTGTAATAAAATTTGATAAAACTCGATATAGTCTTTCACCGTCTACTATAAACTCATATTCACTTTTTGGTCTAAAACCAACTAGATCATTAACCTCTACTGTACCATCAGAATATTTAACAATACCTTGTAGTGGTTTTTCAAGATAAATGTTAAATGGATTTTTAGCTTTTAAAGGTTTTACAAAACAATAACCTTTTGGAGCTATCCACTCTTTATCTCTTTTATATAAAAAGATTTGATCTGGAGTTATAAAATAAGTAGATTCATTAAAATAACTTTTACTATTTTTTTCTATACCTTTTACGTTATGCCATCTTCGAAAAACGTTATGGTGCACTATAGCTGTATCACCAGCTTTTATATCCGTATGCCCCGCTATTGGAGTTGATATAACAATTGCTTCTCTATTTACATATTGATGATTATAAATTTCAGTGTTAAGTATTAACTCTGAATCACCAACCTTCTTTTTGTTGTTATATCTTTCTCCTTTTGGCGCTACAACGAAGTTGTGAACGCTCTTCATTAGTATTCAAGATTATATTCTACAGATACAGCCATGTTTTTGTTAAAGTCTTTCCAGGGTAATACATCTTTATTTTTTTTAATATAAATAGAATATTTATCATCTTCCTCTAATATATCACAAATAGTATGACCTCCGTAAACTTCTTGACCAACCGCGTAGTGCATAGCGTCGTTTTTATAGTCTTTACCTATACTAATCTTTCTTATCAACTTCGCCATTTTCTTTTTCATAATTTATAGAACCATCGTTAATATCAATATCAATAGTTCCGTATTCTTTCATAAACATTTCTTGCATTTCCATTAATTTTGCTTGACTATCAGACATAGCGTGTATCATGTTGTGTTTCTTAGCCTCAGCAACACCTATTTGATGGTGCATTACATTTATATCTTTTACTAATGTTTGCAAATCTTTCAACTGCTCATCAGTTATTGCTTCGGGTTTGATATCTTGTATACCCTTTAATTCTTTAATTTTTTTACTTGTGTTTTTTGCCATTTTATTTAATTTAATTGTTATTTATTTTATTGTTATGGGTTTGTTGATGTTGATTTTATCCATTCTGGTGAATTTACCACTGTTGGACCACCACCAGACGAACCGTGATTTACTACTCTTTCTCCATCTCCCTCTTCAAAAGTTAAATATATATTTGGTTTAAATTGAGTTTCGTCGTTAGGTAATCCATCACCCGCGACACCAGACGAATTATTATATATTCTAGCTACATCTTGAACATCTGTCCACATAGCAAAATCATTCATAGTACCGTTAAAATAACCACCATTATTAGTATTTTGAGCGATATCAAATGTTGAAAAAGTTCCACTTATTGTTGGTAAACCGGTTTCAGTATCTCTAACTGCTCCATCTATCCATAGTTTAGCTTCATCTGCCGTTGTATCCCAAGTAAAAGCTACGTGATGCCAATTACCAGAGTTTTCTATTGATACCGCTGTTGTTGCTAGCGCGGTTGAAGTTCCACCACCTTTATACGTTCCTCTAAAAGAATTACTACCTGCATGATAAAACATTTGTATAAAGTTATTAGAATCAACTCTTAAACCAAACATCATTGTAGTGGTGCTAGTTATTGGTTGAATAATCCAACAAGATACGGTTCCAGCATCTTTATTAAATTGAGTCGCGAGAGTATCGCCGTTTAAATATTGATCAGTACCATCAAATCGCATAGAATAATAATCCCACCAAACTTTAGTGTATGGTACTGAAACTGAATTACCTAACCCTAACATTAGTACCCTATATAAGCAATTACTCTACCAGTGGCAAGTGTTATACTTGTCCATCTACCATATATAGTAATTCCTTTTGGAAAAGTTTCAGTACCTGTTATAGCACCACCATCAGTATCAATACCAGCACTAACCATTCCAGTACCACCAGGGTACATATTTGAACTATTCTCAGGTGTTAATCCAGCTAAAGAATTGTGAAACGTTGTATCTTCTAAAAATGTTATTGCACAGAAAACAGCTTTTTCCATACCGGTTACACCGTTAGAAGTTGTTGCTGTTGTTCCAGCTATATGTATACTACCCATTTGGCCAAAGCCATATGATACTTCTGTTGAGTTGTTTGCCATAATTTATTTATTTTTCAAATACTAATCTTATTTCCATAGGATTAATACAATATAATCTATCAGCTGTACCATCGCTACCTACTATAGCAGCCGTATTTGCGGCTGTTAAAGTTATTTGTGTTGCGCTATCAACAGTGCTAATAGTC